AAATGGAGATGATGCAACGATAGATAGCGTTCGAGGCGCAGGTAGCCTGATCGGAGCAGCCAGAGCTGCAAGGGTAATTAATCGAGTTAGTATGGACGATGCAATGGCGCTCGGTGTGGATGAGCACGAAAGCCTTGGTATATTTAGAGTTGATGATGGTAAGGCGAACCTAGCTCCCCCGGCAGACAAGTGTATATACAGACGTATGCACAGCGTGGAGATTGCAAATGGTGAGCATATCGGTGTTGCTACAAGCTTTACGCTGCCAGATCTGTTTGATGGCGTTACGACAAAGGATGCTCTGGAAGTGCAAAGGAAGGTTGCCGAGGCAGAAAAGAACGACAATCCTTATCGGATGAGCGTACAGGCAAAGAACTGGATTGGCCTGGCTGTTTGCAAGCAGCTCAATCTGGATGTTGAGAAGAAGAATGAGAAGACCAAGGCGAAAAAGATTGTTGAGCAGTGGATCAGTACGAAGGTGCTGAAGCAAGTTGAAGTGCCTGACAAAAGACAAGGAAGAGACGTGCAAGGAGTTGTGGTTGGGGAGTGGATTAGTCAAAAGGAATTAAATTAATGAGCGCATATAAACTTCCCGAGGGGAACGTATTAATAAGTTTTAGTGGCGGTCGTACATCAGGATATATGTTGCATCAGATACTTGAAGCCAACGGCGGCTTGCCAGAGCGAGCTAAAGTAACATTCGCAAACACTGGCAGAGAAATGCCAGAAACTCTTAATTTTGTGCAAGAATGTAGCGAAAATTGGGACGTGCCCATAACATGGCTAGAATATAGGAAAGAGAAGCCAAAATTTGTCGTTGTTAGTCATAACAGTGCAAGTAGAAATGGCGAGCCGTTTGAAGAATGCATTAACAGCGTCACAAAGAACAGATATTTACCAAATCAAGCGCAACGCTTTTGTACGCAGCAGATGAAAGTACTAACAATCAAACGCTACCTCGTTAGCCAAGGATGGAAACGATGGTTAAACACTGTTGGTATCCGAGCAGACGAAGCGCACAGAGCAAAACCATCAAAAGACAATCGTTGGATAAACTGGTTTCCGCTAAACGACGCGCAAGTATCCGTGCAAGATGTAAATCAGTTTTGGAAGCAGCAGTCGTTTGATTTACGGGTAATGAAAGGCGGCGGTAATTGTGACGGTTGCTTTCTTAAGTCAGAGGCAACATTAGCAGCCATGTGGCGCGAACAGCCAGAAAGAATGCAATGGTGGGCAGATATGGAAATTAAGACAGGAGGACGTTTTCATAAGATTAGAAATTATGAGCAGCTCGGCAGTTTTGTCAGCCGCCAAGGCGATTGGATATTCGACGATGAGGCATATCTTTGCCAAGCAGATGACGGAGAATGCACAGAGTAATAATATTTCCTCACTTCAAATTTCAAGGTGAGGAAGAGGTGAGGAAGTGAGGAAAAAAACCCAAAAAAAACTTCCTCCTCACCTCTCCTATGGTTAATAGGAGGTGAGGAGGTAAGGTGAGGAAAGGGTTTTAAGGTGAGGAAAAGGTGAGGAAGGAAATTGGCGATGAAGAAGGTTCGGCAGAAAAAATCAGATAGATTGATCGCAGGGTATCACAGCAAAGATGCCATTCGATGTGACTACGCGGTTGCCCCGGTGGATAGGCTGACGATAGAGATGGATCAGAAGTGGGGGATAGATGTTCTGGTTGAGTTGGTAAGTGTTGAGACGGCGTCGAAGTATGGATCTGCAAGAGGTAAGCTGAATGATGCGATTGTGGCAAATGATCCAGATGAGTGTGAATTGAGGGCTGGAGTTGTGATAAGGGGCTTGAGGGCTATGGATGCCGAGGCAGAGCGTTTGGGCGCTCAGAGGGCGTCTGAGGACTTGTGGGAGATAGAAGTAGATGATGTGGTGTATGGCGTTATGAAAGACGCGAGGTCATGGCGAACGATAAAAGAGAAGCGGCCTGAGTTGGAGCTGTTGACATTGCGAGAGGTTGCGTTAGCATATAGGCATTGGTTGCAACACAACGCCGCTGAGTTTGAAAAGGCTGTAAAGAAAAGTTTTGAGGGCGCAGAGGTGATAGATATTAGATCTAAAGGTGTTGATGATCCAATACCGTTTTGACATATTTTCAACATTGGGCACTGCCTGTTCCCAATGGCCTCAACTAGCCCGGCTCTGTCCGGGCATTTTTTTATGATGCCTTGATTGAATTTGTGATATGATCTATCTGTATAAAAAAGGATTGTGTAATGCCAAAAAAGAAACCAGTTAAAATCAATGCTGCTTTGATGCACAAGATAGCCGATAGGCTTGCTGTTGGCGAAACCTTGAAGGACATACTGAAGTCAGACAATATGCCAACTTATCAAGGTGTAATGCAAGCTGTTCTGCGAGACGATGAGCTGTACGAGATTTATAGGCAAGGCAGAGTTTTGCAGTCCGAGTACTTCACAGACCATATCGTTCGGTTAGCTACATCAGAGCTTCCAGCATTTGAAGACAACAGATTAGCTAATGCAGAAGTGCAGCGGCGTAGGCTTGAGATCGATAGCTTGAAATGGACGCTAGCACGTAACATGCCTTGGGGCGTAAGAGACAAGAAGGAAGATCAACCACAAGCTCAAACGTTTACAATCAGCTGGGCTGGTGGAGATGTTGCAGTCAATGCGCTAGAAGATGAAGCGCATGATGAAGAGCAAAAGGTAACGAAGCATTGATTGCGATTTGTG